GGTAACTACCACATATTTGTTCCAAACATTACAGCGGCGATTGCTAGCAAAAACTTATATGCTTTTGCTACAACTGCAGTAAACGCTGATATAACGGCTGGAAGATTTACAGTGGAGTTAGAATACTCAGTATATTAAATTAACAATGTGGGGCTACGGCCCCACAGTTCTTGATTAAGGAGGGAACATGGCAGACACAGTAACAGGACCAACAATACTACAACAGAATGATAAACGTGTTGTTATCAAAATGGTTGTACAATCAGACGGAACAGGTAGCACAACAGTTATGGGTGACGTTTCAGCATTAGCTGCTAGAAACGACGGCACAGCTGTATCACATTTAGGTTTACTTAGAGTTTGGTATTCTTGTCAGGGTGGCGATGGAGGTAACTCTTTTGCACGTTTAGACGAAGAAGATTCAGACGGAGATATTCCTATACTTGGATTAACAGGTGCTGGCTATTGGGACTTTAGAGAGTTTGGTGGCGTACCAGCAGACAAATCTAGTAACAGTAACCAGAGTGATGTTAATTTTGTTGTACCGAGTACAGCTGATTCAGGCAACATGTACACAGTTATAGCAGAATTCCAAAAAATATATTAGAGGTTTAGATGGCTTATTCAGGCACACAAACCTTTAATCTCTCAATAGAAGAGATAATAGAGGAAGCATTCGAAAGATGTCAGTTAGAGACTCGCACTGGCTATGATTTAAAAACAGCCAGAAGATCTCTTAATTTGATGTTAGCAGAGTGGGCAAATCGTGGTTTAAATTTATGGACCATCACATATGCAACACAAACGTTAACTGCTGGCACTAATTTTTATGCTATTGATCAAAAAGTTGTAGATATTATTGATGCCGTTGTGACTACCACAACAGGTGCAACTTCTAATTTAGAAGGAGATAGTAACACCACAGATGTTGCTATGAATAAAATATCTAGAACAGAATTTATTAATTTAAGTAAAAAAGAAAACTCATCATCTGGAGACGCAAGACCTACACAGTTTGCTTTAGTTCCTGGTACAGTGACAGCGGGTGGATCTACTAGTAGTGGTAGACCAGCAAATGATATGACTTTGTTTTTATATCCTAGCCCTGATAAAGCATACATATTCAAGTATTTTTATCTTGCTAGAATAGAGGATGCAGGTAATTATACTAACGAAGTTGATGTACCTTTTTATTTTCTTCCTTGTTTGACTGCCGGTTTGGCATACTATATAAGTTTGAAAAGAGCACCGATGTTAAGTGCAAACTTAAAAGCGGTGTATGATGATGAATTTAAACGTGCTAGTGAAAATGATAGAGAAAGGGTTTCTTTTAGAATTGAACCAGCACGGGCGTACATACCATAGGAGGTCATATGCCGAAATGTGAAATATGTGGTCATACATGTCATTGCATCGTAGATGGTTCATGCACTATCGATAGATGTGATTGTGGCGACTGCACATGTAAAAAGGAGGACTAATGAGCAATAGAAACCATAACACACAAACTGCTAATCCCAGAGAAGGAGATAAAAGCGGTATAAAGTTTGGTAGAGGTCAAAATAATATACCTAATCCTGTTGAAGCTGCTGCTGTTACCACAAAAGGTATTGCACCTGCAAAGGGTAAAGCTGTAGATATTACAGTAGAAAAAGGTAAAGTGACTGGAACTAAACTAGGAATGGGTGCCGCTACAAAAGGTGGCAAGTATACTTGGAGCTAATAAATGTCATACGCAACAGGTAAATACGCTAAGTTTATTTCTGACCGTAGTGGTATGGAATATCCATATAGCGAAATGGTTGTTGAGTGGAATGGTGCACGTGTACACGAAAGTGAATACGAACCAAAAACACCACAAGATCGACCAAACAAACATTCACCTGATGCAATAGCTTTACAGTTTCCAAGACCAGCGAGAGAAGAACCAGCTACAGAAAGATTGTTACCTCTTGATCCATTTAGACATGAATCTGGAACTGATGTGATAAAAATTTTTGAACCAGGACATGGTAGATCAACAGGGGACACTGTTAGATTTAGAAATGTTGTAGACATTTTTGTTGTTGATATGGACAGTGAAAGTGGTCATACCATAACAAAAATAGACGATGATTTTTACAGTATATCAACTGGTGGATTAGCGACTTCAAGTTTGGTAAAAGGTGGAGGAGGACAAGCATCAGCTGGTCCAGTAACGGTGAGTAACTAATGACTACATACGCAGAACTAACACAGCAGATTTTAGATTACACAGAAACTAGTAGTGATGTGTTGACATCTACAATCACAAACGATTTTATCGAGCACACAGAAAATAGAATATTGAAAGAAGCAGATCTTGATGTGTTTAAATCACATCAATCAGTTACACTTGTAACAAGTAATCCTTTCTTATCCTTACCTGGTGGAACGTCACCAGATCCTACGTCACTTGCTACAATAAGAACTGTACATATATTTCCTGCATCAGGAACACCAACAAGAGATTTTTTAGAACATCGCGACATAAGTTATATGAATGAATATTGGCCAGACAGAACTGCTACAAGCACACCAAAGTATTGGTCATGGTGGGATCACAATACAATATATCTTGCGCCAACACCTGATTCAGCGTATAACGTGGAATTAGGAATTACTAGATTACCAACAAGACTGTCTAGTAGTAATACAACCTCATGGTTGGGCAACAATGCTCCTATGGCTTTGTTGTATGGATGTCTTGCAGAAGCCTTCAAATTTTTGAAGGGCCCAGCTGAAATGCTGCAATTATACGAACAATCTTATCAACGTGCTGTGCAAGAACTAATAGTTGAACAAACTGGTAGACATAGACGAGATGAGTATATGCATGGAGAACTAAAGTTCCCTATGCAGTCTGTTAAAACAAATACTAGAGGAGAATAAACATGGCTATAACACAAGCTGTATGCACAAGTTTTAAACAAGAATTACTTGTCGAAGGACATAACTTTACTAATGGACAAGACACTTTTAAAATTGCATTGTACACAAGTTCTGCCTCTCTAGATGCTTCAACCACTGCTTTCACTACATCTAATGAAGTATCCGATTCAGGATCTTATTCTTCAGGTGGAGGATCATTAACCAGTGTAACACCAACAACTTCAGGTACAACCGCTATTTGTGATTTTGCTGATATATCTTTTACTTCAGCTACTATTACTGCAAGAGGAGCTATGATTTACAATAGTTCTAATTCTAACAAAGCAGTTTGTATTTTAGATTTTGGTGGAGACAAAACATCTACGAGTGGAACATTTACAATTCAGTTTCCTGCAGCCGATGCAAGTAATGCTATCTTAAGATTAGCGTAGGAGTATAAATGGCATTAGTCATTAATGATAGAGTAAAAGAAACAACCACTACAACTGGTACGGGTGCCGTATCTCTTGCGGGTGCTGTAACTGGCTTTGAAACTTTTGCTGCTGGTATTGGTAATTCCAACACAGTTTATTATTGTATTGCACACCAGGATCAAGCAGAGTTTGAAGTTGGGTTGGGAACACTTGACGGTGATAGTTCTGATCTTACACGTACAACAGTTATATCTAGTTCCAACAGTGACAGCGCTGTTGACTTTAGTTCAGGAACAAAAGATGTATTCTGTACTATACCAGCTAGTAAATTAATATTTGAAGATGCAAACAATGATGCAACCATAGGACGTAACTTAACTGTAACCGGAGATTTAACTGTTACAGGCGATGACATTACTTTAAACACAAACACAAGTGGTGCAGCTCTTATTGGAGATGGCACAAATTATAATCCTGTTACTATATCTGGTGACATAAGCATAGCTGCAAACGGAACAGCAGCAATTGGATCTGGTGTAATTGTAAACGCAGATATAAATTCTTCTGCTGCTATAGCAATGTCCAAGACTGCTTTTTCAGCAGGGACAGGTGTATCATTATCTACTAACACATTAAGCGTAGATGCTGCACAAACAGGAATTACATCAATATTAGCAACTGATGTTAAGATTGGTGAAGATGATCAAACAAAAATAGATTTTGAAACAGCAGATGAAATACATTTTTATGCTGCAAACGCAGAGCAAGTATTTGTATCAGATGGTGTATTAGGTCCACAAACTGACAGTGATGTAGATTTAGGAACTAACTCTGTAAGATTTAAAGATGCTTATGTAGATTCAGTTACAGTAACTGGTGATGTAAGTGTAGGAGACGATCTTACTGTAGAAGGTGGTGTTATAGATTTAAAAAACACAGGATCACAATCAGTGCTAAGACTATACTGTGAATCTTCAAACGCACACTATGCTCAATTACAAGCACCAGCACACTCTGATTTTTCTGGTAACACAACATTAACTTTACCGGCAACAACAGATACAATTGCTGGTCTTGCTGCAACACAAACTTTTACAAACAAAACAATAACAGCTTCAAGTAACTCTGTTGGATTAGCTACATTAGATATTGACGGCGGAACTGATATTGGTGCTGCTTTAGCAGACGCAGATTTAATAATCGTAGACGACGGTGCAGGTGGCACTAATAGAAAAGCTACATTAACAAGACTTAAAACATATTTAACAAGTGCAGGGTTCTCGACAGAAGATCCCACTGCCCTTGCAATTGCGCTTGGTTAGTAATATAAAAGGAGGATAAATGGCTAATACTTTTAAACTTGTAACGAAAGCAAATGTGACAAGTGCTGATGTTATTTATACCGTTGCTGGTTCTACAACAACTGTAGTTCTAGGTGTAATGGTAGGTAACACAACCACTGGTCAAATTACTGCTACAGTTAGTTTAGCTTCAGATACTTCTAGCAGATCAGGTGCAAACGACGAGGCCAATCAAACAGTTGAGTTAGTTACTAATGCGCCAATACCTGTTGGTGGAACACTGGAACTGCTTTCGGGCAACAAGGTAGTAATGGAAGCTACAGATACACTGTCACTGACAGCATCTGGTTCAGCAGACATTGCTGTGTCAATAATGGAGATAACGTAAGATGGCATATGTAGGTAATCCTATAGATACCCAAAATACTTTTCAATCTCTTGTAGGTAAGAGGTT